CTAATCAACGGGGAGCAGGTCACCAGCATACGCTCCCCATAATTTAAGCCATGGAGGTATCGGAAGACCGGATATTTTTGCGAATGCTCCCAATACTTTTGTTACCCATACCCCAGCGATGAAGGTAGCCAAAATTTCCAGCGAGTTCTGCCACCCACCAACAGAATCTTTAAGCCCCAGAAGCTTATCGCGCAGCCAGAGAATTGCCTTTTTCGCCTTTTCTATTGCTGGCTCCCACTTGGACCAGTCAATCAGGCTTTTGCCGCCCTCTTTCCACGTCTGGTAATCGTCATAGAGTAATCCGATCGCCAGAATAAGCGTGGTGATCAGCCCGATAGGGGATTTCAGAAATGCAGCATTGAGCAGACGCCAGGCGACCAGTAGAGCGCCGAATATTTTCAGCAGATTTTTACTGCCATCATCAAGACGCTTCCACCAGTCAATGACAGAGCCAGCGCCCTGTATCAGCCGCCACGCCATTCTCGTGAATGCGTTCGCAAGCCAGATCACGCCTTTAATAACTCTGGTCAGCGTCTCTTCAATCTTCGGGAAATTGTCGAGGATGCGCCGCCGCAGGCTGTCCAGCGAACCAGCCAGGCCACCAGCGAGGTTTGAGCCGATCTTGTCCCGCATGATGCCGAACAGCGACGTGAGCCCGCGCATGGACGTCATGAATTTGTTGGACTGAACAGCCGCTTTATCAGCGTTGAACCCCGTCTTTTGCAGCATCGACTGGTAATCGGCGGTAAAGCCATTCATGCCGCGACGCATCGCCATCAGCGTGTTTTCATCGATGCCGAGCATCTGCGCGTATTGCTTCGCGCGGTAATACGGCATGTTGCTGAGCTTTTGCCCCACGCCAGTAAAGATGGCCGCAGTATCACGCATCTTTCCGCTGGCATCACGGGTCTGGACGCCCAGGCGGTTCAGGAAACCTTCCGCGCCCGGATTGCTACGCATGAAACCGGCCAGCCCTTCGAGGGAGGACATAGCCGACTCGGCGCTGGCACCCGTTTGCGATGCGGCGTATCCCAGCGCTTTGATGCCCTGAACACTGGCCCCCGTCCGCTGGGATGCCCAGTAAATTTTATCCAGACCGTTCGCGATCTGGGTGGTAAATCCGACAATGCTCAGCGCTGCGCCTTCCACCACCGCGCCGACCTTCAGAACGTTCGCGGTAACGCCTTTCAGCACGGCTTCGAACTTATTAGCGCCAGCCTGATCGATATCGAATCCCAGCGAAACAAGGAAATCTTTAATCGTATCTGCGTTACCGCTCATTGGCCGCTCTCCATTTATCTACCCGGGCGTCGTTATCCTCGCGCATGTCGAGGTAGTCATTGAGAAGCGCGATGCGGCAGAGATCCACCGCGCCGCTGTTAAGGTCTTTCTGGTCAATATGGAAGGCAAGCGCCGGGCGAAGAATAAAATCTTCACCGCCCGGCAGGCTGTTGAAGGTTATTCCGCTGGCGGGGTGGGCGTCTCGCTGGTAGGGAGTCCTTGCAAAAAATTTCCCAGCGAGTCGGCGACCACCCGCGCCACCAGTTGCAGCATGGTAAGCAGGTCGATATCGTCAAACGCCATTTCGCCATGCTGGCAGACCGGCACCCAGCCTTTCATGTGCTCGCGTGAAACAACGGAAAGGCAGGGGAACAGGATAGCGTCCACGTCGCCATCACTCAGATCGGACACAGCATTGGCAATCTTTGGCAGGATGGTAGCCATCGCGCCTTCGGTGTCTTTGCTGCTGATCTTCTCCTGAACGCTCCGGAAGTCCGAAACCATCCCGGCCAGAACCGGCAACAGTTTGCGGGACACCTTCAGCTGTTCGAAAACGCTGAGCTTTGCAGTGCGATATTTCACGCCTTTAATTTCGAATTCCATGCGTTAAAACTCCCCGAGCAGCTGGTCAATCTTGCCGCAGTCGAATACCCAGGCGACGGTGCCGCCCTCTTTGGCGTTATTGAAATCAGGCTGTTTCTGGAATGCACACGAACGCGCAGTAGAAATATCACCCGATGCCGTGTTGCGAATGACGATCACGTTATTGCCCCAGGTGGCAGAGGACTGGCTTTGCGCGTTATACGCCAGAGACAGCTTTTTGTTCACTGGGGAGGTTTTCAGCAGCGTTACCGTAATGGTGCCTGACTTATCGGCGTGCAGGCTGTGCATCACTTCGCCATCGGCACCGATGGTCATGGTGTTCTTGTTTCCGCCCATGGTCTGTGTGATGCCTTCCTCAGAGTTCGCAGAACCCTGACCAAGATCGATAACGCCGGTCGGCCCGGTGAGCGACGCGGTTACATCGAGAAAAGAATAAGTTGCCATTTATCGCTCCTTAGCGAACCACGTTGATCTGCACATCGGCATAATGAACTGCGCCAGCCAGCTTACAGGCCACCTGAATTAACGGTGCTTTGCGAGCTTCCCGGTCGGCCTGCGCCTGTTCGGAGAGAGGTTGCGCATACACGTAATAGCCTTTTGTCAGCGTATCGCCAGGATTCAGCTGTCCGATAGGGCCACCATTCCACACGCCAGCCGCTACCAGACCGTTCGTGACGGACTGATCCATGGACTGTTCAACGTTGGAAAGCAGGCGCGTAACACCAGCATCGGTCTGTGGAATTTTGGTGGTGCTGGTGTAAAGCAGGTTATAGAGGTTGGTCTGAACGTAGTTCTGCAACCAGTCGAGCCCGTGGCGCTCGTCGAAGAAGTCGCCATTCGCCATTACACCCTGTTGCAGGATCGCAGTGTCGTTGGCGTAATACACGAACACGTTCGCATTCTTCGCATCCACTGCCGCCGCCTGATTTACCGTCAGCGTTTCGTAGGTTACGCCTGGTTCCTGTTTGAATTTCAAGGTAATGGTGGTATTGCTGCCGTTAAAATTCACAGTGAACGCACGACCAAACGCGGACAGTGCGGCGTATTTGCTGCTCGTAGAATACTGCACAAACGTGCGTCCGTATTTTGCTGCTTTGAGCTTATAGGCCAGATCGGTTGTAGAGTTTGTATTAACTGTTTCCGGGTCTTGAGTGGTAATCGCCAGAATACGGCTGAGACTGGAAGACTCGATCGCTGCGGCGACACTCAACCAGTCAGCGTCGCCAATATCTTCATCATCGGCCACGGCAAGGCCGTACCAGTTCGTATAATTCAGAACGGCGTTCACGGCCTGCGGTAGAGTTTCCGGTGTACCTTCTTCCGAAGAGGTTAAGGCTTTCGCCCAGCGGCCAACATAAACCTGCGTCGGCTTCGGCGACTGGCTGAAGAAAACCTGCGCCGCTTCATATTCCTGGCTGTCGACTCCGAAGTCCTCGCCAATGTCCTCAACGGACGCATAAAGGCGAACGCGCTCCTGCACCGGAATGACAGTGGAAGAACCGAGGATCAGCAGCGCGCCGAAGTTACGACCAGTAGCCGCTTTCGGCGAGATGATCACATCAACGTTTACAACGTTGGATACAGGTAAGCCCTGCGTCATAGTTTATTCTCCAAAAAAGGTGACTGGCGCTTCCACCAGCGATTTAATGCCGTACTCGCGCACAACCTTCCGGCGCAGGCGCACCGTCATGTCGTAGCGGCGAACCCATTGCTGGTTGATAAGTTCGGGGAAAGGGGTCAGACCGGTATAGTCTCCAAGGGACAAACCAAGCACGTTCAGCTCAGCATTGTTTTGCGGGACAGATATGCCATCGCGAAAACGGGATGCATAAGACATTCCAGCAGGGCCATAGAACGACGCCATGCACTCGAACGTTTCATGCCGCCAGAGCTGAGCGCCCTCGTCGGTCTGATTGGTGAATGCAGGACTGTTATCAATGGGCCACCCGGTAACGCCGAACGCGCACCAGTTCGTTTCAACGGGTAGCAGTGGCGGCTGATCTTTCTGCCAGCGCGGGCGCACCATTCCAGACGGCAACCCGGAAACATTGCGCATCCACTGGCTTAACAGCCTGTCGAGCGCTTCGTCATAATCCGGATCGCCGCTGGTGGGTGTCAGCCATCCGCGCTCTGTACTGGTGTTATTGCTCAACGGGAGTACCCCCATCAAACGGTAGTAATTCACAATGCGCCTGGACGAAACCAGCACCGTAAGCTGTATACGGGTCGACGAATGTCACACGATAATCACGGTTCTGGTACGTTACGATATCGGCATCACGGCCAGTCTGCCCCTGCGTCAGCCGTTCAGTCGTCACGATGAGAATCGCACCACTGATTACCTGCCCGGACTGCATGCGGCGGTTTTCCAGAGAGCGGTCAACAGTAACAGCCCCGGCAAACTGCGTTTTAACTTCGCTGTCGCTGCCGATCCCGTCCTGGTCCACTGTTTGCGCCCGTCGCGTTACCCACAGGTTGAAGTCGCAAAAATCGGGGTCAAAAAGCACGTCTGTTACATCAAGAGTCGGCATCTTTATCCCTCACAACATGGGTAATAGCTCTGCGATATTGCCCGGTGTCGATTAGCGGTTTCACCAGATCGGTTCCAGGAGACTCACCAGCAGCGCGCCGCGCAAGTTCCGCTTTTGCCCCTTTGCGCCCTCGACGTGCGCGGGCCTCTACGGTGCTATCAGCAAGCGGTGTAAAGCCGGTAATGGTCATGTAACGCCTGACGCCATTAGCGGCCAGCGTTCCGGCGCGGTTAAGCGCTCTTTCCGCACCCGCCGCATTACCATCAAGCGCAGCCTGCGCCGCTGCTTTGAGCTGCGGAACTGTCTGTTCCTCTACCGATTTAACGCCGGGGATCAGGTGTGGGCGTGGGGGGATGTTTTGCGCTGGTGAGCCGTATTCGTTGACGTAACCGATCCCGGCATTACCGAAAGGAACATCCTCACGCTCGCTGTCTTCTTCCGGGATGCCCACCAGCACATCCTTTTTAGTTAGCGACTTGAGCGCATTAAGGATGGCCTGAGCGTTATCCACCCTCGTAGTTACACCGCTTTTGAAACTCATAGCTGGCGACCGCCCGCACCGAACATCGTGATCAGCTGATAAAATTCAGCGCCATATCGTGTGTTATTCCAGAAGCCTGCATCTGGGTTTAGCGTCGCGCTGGTGTCATAGCTGACGCTTACCTTGTCAACGGACTTGGAGGACTGAACACCATTGGTTGAACCACCCGGGCCGCCGATGAGCATTGCCCGGCTATCTGCTGCCCAGAGCGTCATGTAATGCGCCACGAACAACTCGGTAAAGTACGGAAACAACTCTTTGCCGGTGACGTTTTCGCTCAGCAGCACATCAGCCAGATTCAGACGAAACTGGATTTGCGCTTCGGGATATTTGGCAGGGTCAGCAAACTGCGGGAAGTCGCGGCGAAAATCACTTACTGTTGGCAGGCTTTGATTCTTTGGCATCTTTCGCCCCATTACCGCCAGTCTGGGCGGCAGCAATCTGCGCTTGCAGGCTGTCGTTCTGCTCTTGCAGCTTGAGCAGCGCTTCTTTCAGATCGGCAATCAGCTGATCTTTATCGACAATCTGCTTATCTTTGTCGGCAATCTGCGCTTGCAGGCTGTCGATAATGGGTTGCAGATCATCGGTGTCGCTAATCACGCTTTCGGAAAGCTCAGAGTGCGCCTGGGTGAACCAGTGCGACGCGACCTCTTCCGGTACGTTATGCCGTCCCCGGCCAAACTCCTGTTTTGACTGATCGCCGAGCGTCAGCGTAAAGGGAGTATGAACATGGATGGTAACCAGCTTTTCTTTCGCCATTTTCAGTTTCCTTCTGGCCCCTTTCGGGGCCGTTCTGGTTATCAGATACCGTCCACGTAGGACAGGGTTTCTTTGTACACAGGCTCAACCGCACCGAGCTTTCCGTAGTAGGTCGCAATCTGGTACAGACCGCGATACTGGACAGGAACGCTCTGCAACGGCACCAGCGGATAGCGCACGTATTTCTTGTCGTTGGTGTAGGCGACCATACGGTCTTTACCGCCAACCCCGCGCCCTTTCAGCCATTTGACCGCTTTGATTTCCAGCGGAACGCCGTTCTGGTGGAAAGCGATGGTGTTAACCGCCAGATAGGTCAGCAGTGACTGGTTACCCGCTTCGGAAACCTTACGGCTCGCCAGCAGTGAATACTGTTCTGGCGGAATGCGCAGATCCGAAGGCACAACGGAGTAACCGGATGCTGCCCAGGCATTCGACAGAATGCTGTTCACGCTATCGAGGATCTCGTCGTTGGTGGAGTTCGCCCAGGTCTTCGGCGCGTTGTTCAGCGTCACACCAACGAGGTTTGCCAGACCTTTCAGGCCGAGCGCGTCATCACCGATGTAAACCTGCTCGTCGTTGTCCATCTGCCATTTGAGCTGCATGCCGTCGTACTTCTGGGTATCAATCGGGCGGCCTACCTGCTGAGCTGCTGCCAGCTCTACAACGGTCCAGCCCAGTTCCATGCCCCAGAGGTTCAGCGGATTGCCGTCTTTGCCGATATCAACGTTCACGCCAGCAATGGCGGTAGAGTCTTTGCCTACCCAGTTTTTACCATTCGGATTTGCACCTGTACCCGCAGCGCCAAAGCTGGTGTTGGTCCAGCTGGAAATGTCATCTGCGATAGAAACGTCTTCACGCAGCTGAATATCGCGGGTCCAGGTGTAACCCACCAGCGGCAGGTTCAGCGTCTGGTCGAGTCGCTCCAGTTCCCCGATGAGAAAGGCACCAGAGCCATCAACGGTTGCCTGATCAAAAGTAATCATTCGTCTATTCCTTAAATCTTCCAGGAGATTTCTGCATTGCCGTTAGCGTCACCGGCCCCTGTGAATTCGGCGTTGGTCAGCGCCACGTTTTTGCCATTGACGGATGTGGACATGAAGCCGCCCAGCGGCACGTCAATGGTTGAATCGAGCGAAACCACCACGTAGACAGGCGCGCCTTTTTTGATGGTGCTGGCATCGAAGCCAGATCCGAGGTTAACGGTCATGTAGCCACGCTTCATGGCGTCGCCCGGGAAGTTCTTATCTGTTCCCACCTGGCGAACCATGTCCGGCTGCGATGTGGTCGGATACGGACGAACGTAGATACCCTTCACCTTGTCGGCGGTGTCACCGTCCGCCAGCGGCACGAAAAAGCCGTCAGCGTCGTATTTGCCAGCCAGACCGTAGGCAGCGAAGGCGTTAGCGGATTTAAGGATCACCGGTTCGACGGTTAAGTCCTGCGGGCGAGAGATAGCCCCGGCAATGCCAACAGGCATCCGGTACAGATATGCAGTCATTGGATTATCCTTTGCGGTTAGACCAGAAGTCGGCGTTTTGTTTGTTCAGGGAAGCGATGCTGGTCATGCCCATATTTGGACGTTGTGCATCGCCCGTGGTGCTGCGAGTGTTTCGCCCTTTGGCAATCTCAGACACGGCGTTAAACGCCATATCGACTGATTGCTTTGGCAATTTGCGGATATCAGCATCACCGACAACCTGGCGAACCAGTGTTTTGTCAGCGGCAGCCAGCACATCACGTTTGAACGCGGTCGGTTTCACTTTACGGCTCAGATCGATACCCGGAACGATAACTTCGGCACGATAAGCAGAGTCACCGGTAATCGTGGTTTCCTCTTCGTCGTCCTCACCGTCGCCGGTAGGGTCTTTGTTATCTTTGCCGTCAGGCTTATCGTCGTTATCGCCCGTTGCAGTACCTTCCAGCTTAGCCAGCAGGGCTTTGAGCAAGGTTTTGATATCGTCCTCGCCGTCGCCGGTTGGCTCTCCGCCCATTTCCGGCTTTTTGTCCGGCAAGGGTTGTTGCGGTGAAAGGTTAATGTTGAGGTTAACGCCGCTCGGAAGATCCCCTTCATCGCCAGTTACCGCCGCTGGCGCAGAGTCCAGCAGTTCGTTCATGGTGTCTGCGTCACCCGTTTTGATGGCCGTGCGCATGCGGGTCCACCAGCTTTTCTTTTGATTTGCCATTGTGTCTCTGTCTCCAATTGCACAACGATTTCCGGCTCTGCCTTTGGGGACAAGAGCCACATGGTTTCCGGTAATATCGACCTGCTCGGCTTTACCTGGCTCGGTCTGCTCGTACTCCGCGTCATAGCCGCACGACACTTCGCGCAGACCATCTTCGATCAGTTGAATGGCGCTTTCGTCTTTGACGATAAGGTCAGCCAGCATCAAATCAGACTGATCATCAGTCCCGCGCCTAACGTTCTGAAGATGCCCGACCGCAAGCTCTTTCCAGTTCTCGGGATTGACCAGCCGCACATTCCCGTTTTCATCTTCAGGATGCAGGATCGTGATGCTCATCCCTTCGAATGAGGCGAGCGTGGCCGGATGAAATACCTGCTCAGGAGAGCGCGTTACGACTATCTCACCGAGCTTGTCGGGTTTGAGGTTTGGCAGATCAGCAGCGCCGTAGAGCTGCTTACCCGTTCGACCGATCGGCACGTCTTTGCACAGCAGCGAGCCGTCAGCCAGCTGATAGCGGGTTTCCCCCAGCCGGGTATTGAAAAAGTATTTCATGGTTTACCTGCGATTCAGGCGAGATAAGAATGAGGGTTGGGGAAGACGATTTCTTTGTAACAGCGGCAGTTCGGTAGCTCGCCAGCGTGACCGGTCATGCCGTCAAGCGTTGGAGGTCGGCCCCATTCGACAAATTTACCTTCCATCTCCCGATGAGAATGCCGGACGTCGCCATCTTCGGCTGTACGCCAGATATAACCATTCGAGCCGATTGATAGCGCACGCGCCTGATCAAGCGCGCCGGTTGCTCGTCCAAGTTCAGTACGGGCGATAAGGTTCGCTCGCGAGCGTGACACATCACCGGATGCAGCTATCTCTTTCGCGAATGGCTCAGCCCGCCCGCCAGTCACAACGGCCTCGATGGCCTTGTTCTGAATGTCATACACCCGATCGGCAGCCTCAAGCGGCAGCGATTTGATGTACTTAATTTGCTCGGCAACGATGGATTTCATCACCTGACCTACCGGGGCGCGGTCGACCATGTTGCGCAGTTCTGCGCTGATGTTCCGGCTGTGCTGACGCCACTGCTTCTCATTCTGGCGCGCAATGTCTGCGGTGAAGTTCTCAGCAACCTTCGTCGCCCAGGGGGTGATGATTTCGCTGTAGCGCTCCAGCGCATCCATTATTTCGGTGACGCTATCGTTTGAACCATCGTAACGCCCATTTACGATATCCCCGACCGCCCGCGCTATCTGCCGTAGGCTCGTTCGATATCGGATCTCCGCCTGGCGGCTCTGGCGGTTTGTCGCCAAGTTCGCCGATGCCTGGCGGCGCTTCGTCTTCGGCATTCTCGATATCCTCGTCGGTAATGGATGCCCCGATGCCAGTAACGTCAGAGTTTTCGCGCAGGTCGGTCATTGCCGCCTTACGCGTCATCAATCCGTCGCCCAGTGCGGTGCTGATCGCCGTGGTGGTGTTTACGGCCACCGTTGAGCGGTCAACGTCAGACATTTGCCATAGCGGGTTAAACTCAAACGTGAAATCGTCCGGCAGCGGCTTCCCGAGTTCCGAGCGGTGCATAATGTCCAGTATCCGGCGCATCGGCAGCCGTAAGCGGCGCTCCTGCAATGAGCTCACCCGGTCGTAATAGTTGGCGAGATCAGCGTCACCAGTAGAGAAGCCTTTCGGAGACTGACCGAACAGGCGCACCAGCGGGATACCAACGGCACCGCTGATCTGCTCAGCGAACTGCGAAAGAATGTCATCCAGACCGCTGAAGCTGTACTGGTGGGTTTCGAACTTATCCCGCGAGTCCATGAGCGTCATACCTTCATTGCTCTGGAACTGGCGGATCAGGTCGATGTTCTTCAGCAGCGCCTCGAACGCCGGGCCGCCAAGCGCGATAAGCTCGCGCAGCTTCTCCACGCTGTAGGTACGCAAATGCGCTTTGTAGACCAGCTGCGCCGCGCCGACAGTTGCGCTATCGAACGCAGTAAGCCGATCCCAGATACGCTCTACAACCGACATCCCCCATTCGTTCTCGGTCATCTTCTGCTGGAATGGCAGCGTCACCCCGTCGAAGCGGATCAGGCGACTGTGATGGATTCGCCAGGATGGAATGCCCGTTGCGGTGGTCACCACGTCGTAAAACTCAGGCTTACCGAGATCCGGCCCCATCTCTTTAATGCGGCGGGTCAGGACCGGGTTAATCATCCAGCGGTCGAGCGGGAGAATGCCCTTAAATTTGCCCTCGCCAATGGTTTCGAGCCGCAGCGGGGTCATTGGTGCCTGCCCCTCAATCATGATGAAGCCAACCGCGCCGCCGTAGAGACGCGACCACTTCAGCACATCGTTCAGCGCATCCCAGATCTGCAACTCATCCAGCTGCGCTTCGAGTGTGCCACGGTCTTTGGCGTCAATCTCCGAAGTGATTCGGATGCCTTTGCGGGTCATATCGTCCGGGATAGCGTCGACCGCTTCACCGATAACCCACGAACCGCGATATGACCATTCCACCAGCATGCGGTTGCGGCTGGTGAAGTTCGCCCGGTAGGTCGATGCTGAATGCTGGTTAGGCGTCTGCATCCCAACGCGGGCGACGAAGTTCTCGTAGCCGTCAGCGGTGGCCTGTGCCGTTCGCTGAGAGGCTTGTTTGTTTCGTGCCATCAGGCCTGTCTCCCTAGCAGCTCCCAGATGTTCAGGGCTGAATTCATTGGCGCGTAGCTGATCATCACCGAGTCGGCGAGGTTTGGCGACTTGGTGCCGTCAGGCTGTTTATCAACAACGATTTTCCCCACGCCGTTAATGGAGTAGGTCGGCTGCGACAGCTCGATGATGAGCTTGTCTTTGCTCGCCATGGCGCTGCTGATTGAGATGATTTCGTCCGGGTTGTAGGCCATGCCCTCAACCACGGCGCGATAGGTGTTCTGGAAAAGTTTGCGCAGACGCCACCAGCTCTGAGCCTTGGCGTTAGCAAAGAAGTCCTTGTTCAGGCGGGCGGCTTGTCCGTTGTCGCCACGCACCGCTTCGTCGTCCGGATCAAACACTGCGCCGCTACCGCGAAACGGTGTGGCGAGTATTGACGGTCGGCGCGCAGCGTTACGCAGTTCGTTGATGGCGCGCGCATCGCCGCGAACGCCAGCGCCCAGGCCGTCCTCGTCAAAGCGAAACTCTTCGAGGTTGTCCTGTTCGCAAAAGCCGAAGACTTTCTCAACTGACTGGTAAATGTCGCTGCCCACGCCGGACCATTCCCGCACGTTCTCCAGGAGGAAGCCGTGACGGGTCGAAAAGGCGTTTTTGTCCCGACCTTCGTCGGCGACGTCCATCGCGCCCAGTCGTTTACCCGTTGGCTGGATGCCCAGTTTGATATGCGCGTCGACGGCAGCCTGTACCCAATCGGACGGGATCAGGACGCCTTCCGCTGATGCGCTGTAGTTCAGGTCAAGTTCCTGCGCCACCACCACCGGATTGTCGATTTTCTCGCACTCCCTGCGATACCACTCTTCATCCTTGCGCGGGTCATTTCGCCAGTGGAATGTGAAAACCGGTATTTTCCCGCCGTGACGCTTCTGCGCGAACGGGTTCGCCATGCCGTTTACCGAGCTCAGGTCGATACGGCAACGGGTGGTTTGCGACAACGCCGCATCAATCAGTAGCGGGCGCTGGAGGAATGCAGCCTCATCAACCAGGTATAGCGTGGTACGGTCACCACGTCCGATATTGTCGCCTGCCTCGCCTTTGATGACCGCGCCAGTATCGGGAAACTCAACGCGCATGTATGGCGCGTGCTTCTTCTCGTCCCACGAACCGCGAAACTCGACGGGCAGCGTTTCCACGAACTTGCGCGCCTTCCAGAACAACGCTTTCGGGTCGCCGGTGCTGTCGACGTATTCCTCTTTACGGGAGCCGAAGCCGATGACCATTTCTTTGTTGAAGAGGCAAAGCGAGCAAGCCAGCCCGATCGCCGTCCAGCTGAGCCCCATTTCGCGGCTCTTTTCGGTGATGCCGTTCTCCAGCCGTTCGCGCCGCTCCATGATCCATTGAATCCACTCTTCCTGTTTCGGGAACAGCAGAAAAGGAATGGTAACAGGCAGGCCATAATCGATGTTACGAGGGTCTGTTGTCATACCCCAGTCGATGATGAACTGGGCCGGGTTAGTGCGGTAAAACTGCTTTAGCGCTGGCAGCATTTCGGGGTTCTGGCGAATGCGCTGTAGGCGCTCCATCCGCCATTCAAAAACCATCTGGTAATCAGGGTTCCTGAAGTCGAATTCAAACGGGAGAGGCATGATCACCCCATCATCTTGCGGTAAATCTCTGCGGCCTGATCTGCGGTGAGGTTGGTCGTCTCGGTCTTGATCGGGCCGCCATCCTTGCCGGTGCTCTCAACCTTCAGCTTATTGGTGTAAGCGTCGCCAACCTCTTTCGCGGCCTGCTCAATAAGCTGCGCCGTCAGGGAGAAGTTTTTCATCCCCTCGGTTTTGGTTGCCATACGGTCAAGCACGCGGAGGCGATAGGATTTGTTAGCGATCGGAATATCGCTGGTTTCGTTCAGGAAGCGTTCGCGCGTGGCGTGGAACATCTCGATCCACTTCTTGGCTAAACCTTTGCTGCTAGCCTTGGTTGGGTCATGCGCTTCGGCTTGCTGGCGAGAAATGGTTAAACCAAACTCTTTCTTGACGGATTCGACAACCTGAGAAGGTGTATCAAAACACGCAAGCGATTGAATGATGAAGGCTTTTACTTCCGGTTTTAGAGCAGCCATATTTCACCATCCGTCCATACCAGTCTAGAATTCACGCCAGCTTTAACATGCAAGTCCCGCACGCTCTGGCAATATCGAGATGAGCAACCTCCGCTGGCTGATTCGCCGCATCAATCATTTCCTGCACGTCCCGGCTCGCACCGTAACGGCGAACCACGCCCACAAACTCTTCCACGTCATGGCCGCGCAGCTTCAGCTTTGGCTGCCCTTCCTGCGTGAACTTCGGCGCACCAAATTCATCTGTCGCCTGGCAGATATGATAAAGCTCGTGCTCTATCAGCGCGCAGAATTCCAGATCGGAACATTGCGAACAGTAATCGGCGGCCAGCGTGATGATGAACTGCGGCACCCTGCCGAACCATTCATACATCTGCTGCTCCATCCGCGCTTTCTGCCATCCTCCAGCCCGCATTGCCACTTCTTCCGCCTGCCCCAGCACGGAACGCCCTTTCTTCTCGAAAGCGTTCGACGCCCAGAGAAAGCGCAGATCCGCTTCAAGCAAATGCTGGTGGTCAGGGTTGTAGAGGTCGCCCTCATCGCTCAGGATGTGCTGATTCAGCCACTCGCCAACGTCATTGGCGGGCATTATGCTGATGTACGGCTTCGGGTCAGGTGGCATCGTAAAATGCGCTGGTGGGTGTGGTCTGTTCATGAATAATTCCAGTGATCCATTATCGAAGCCCCTCAGCGAAGGGCTTCTGTAATGTCAGTCCCGGACGAACGTAACCTTTGTGGTTATCATTCTCCGTACAAGGCGCGTCGCTTCGCGTTGCATTTCGTCAATTACTTTTGGCGTCAGCGGCTGACGCGCATATTTGCGCTCAATCTCTGCAAAAATCCCGTTCAGCGCCTCGCTATCTGGTGGGATAACTTCAACGTTTAATCGTGCCATCGGTTTGTCCTGCCCTGTTGTTCTCGAAAGTCCTGATATCAGCCTTATCCCTGTTGCACTGTGCCAGCGCTGACAGCAACGCGACATTCAGGTTTAGGCTTGATCCCCATGTAAACGGGTCGGGTAAATCTGGCTGGGGTGTTTCAGCCGTCAGGCTGGCTGGTAACGGAACCACCGGAACCGGCACGTAGACCGTCCGCGTATTCGTGCAGCCGCTTAACTGCGCCAGAAGGCACAACACGAACAGCACAATCATCATCCGCAACAGCAGCCTTGATATCGTTCTCGGCTCTCTGTGACTCCAGTGCGATCTGCTGCTTGGCATGTTGATTTGTCTCCAGAATGATGTTCGTTATTGCTACGGTGCGCAGGACATTCGCGGTGATGGTCTCAGAGGAATCAGCACGCTGTTCTGCATCGTCAGCACGCCGCTGTTCCTCCAGAAACTTTCCATGGTAGTGATCCGCTGACCAGACAAGACCGCCTGCAATACAGGCGATAAACGTCACAATGAGCACCCAATAACTCATTTTCATACCAGCAGCGCCGCCCGCGCTTTGTTGTAGCGGATCTTGCGGTCATCAATGCCATTCAGGCCGCCGTTAATGATGCGCGTAACACGCGTAATATCGGCACCGTAGGCCATGCACCCTTTGGATGTGTAGAACCAGGCGGCAGAGCGTGCTGCCTGAAGCTCCTGTTCGAGCTGTTCAGGTGAAGTAACGAGATCTAACTTCAGCGCCGCCCCGCAGGTGCGGTAATTATCGAGGCCAGTGATTTGAATTAACCCTCTGCCACGATATTTCCAGCCGTCGCCGGGCGCTTTGTTACCCAGGCGGTTGCTATACACCAGATTGGCGATAGCATCCTGGCGGGCTGCGTGTTCGGTTGTTCTGCCAAGCGCATCTGCCTGCTGCTGTGTGATCCTCTTTCCGAAGGTCGCCACCAGCGCAGATGGTGTGTAGTTCAAATTTTCTACTATAGCGCTAAAGCCGCCTGACTCATGACCTACCTGAGCGATGAACATGGCCTGATCCGCTGGCGCTGTAATGCCGAATTCTTTCATCGCCGCATCCACTGGCTGAAACCAGCGCGCAGCTAACCCGGCGCTGATACCAGCCGCCTTTTGAAATTGAGATTGATTCATCTATGTTGCTCTCACAAATTTTGCCAGGTTCCCGCCAGCCATCCATACCGCGACGCAAACAGTCACATTCAGCATGAATTCACCAGGGTCGACCTGTACGTAATCGCCATGGATAATCCGGAATGCGGTATATCCGGCTGAAAGAATAATCAGGTACGCAAACAATGAGACGCCAAGCCGGTACGCTTTCCCCGTCTTATTGAAGAACATCAGACGGAACATTATCAGCAGGCAAACCACCGCGTTTGCGTGAAGCATCAGCGAATCCCATGTCATTCATCACCCCCATCCAGTCCGGGAAGGCTCCCGTTTTTGGATTTGGACAAAATGCGAAGGAGGATAGCGACCGAAATGGATGCGGCGACCAGCGCGCCGATATTTGGTGATACTTCGATGGTCACTGGTGGTGTCAGCAAACTCAGCGCCGAGTTAATAACGCCAGCCATGATGGTCGCCATAGGCACCGCGAACGAGACGCCGCCAAGAAACGAAATGATCGCGAATACCGCCTGTTTCCATATCTGGTGCGGCTCAGACGTCAACACATAGAGCGCAGCACCTCCGAGGGAGAAAAGCATTACGCCGGGAGTGGCTTCGGGAAACAGAGTGGCAAGCGTCACCCCCACAGTCCCGGCAGCAAACCCACCAGCTACAGTTAATGGATCAGACATATGATTTCCGTGTGTAGGGTTCAGGCTATCGGGCTGGATTTAACACAAAGCACGTCGAGGATGATTCCCGTAGCCTGAAAAAGAGGCCCGCCGAAGCGGGCAAAATGAGGGTTAACTCAAGTACGCCTAAAAGCGTAAGTGCCAACACCTTTGCGCCCGAGCTCACACTCGATATTGTTGTGTTCCACGCATTCAAAGCCCTGCTCAGCAAACCAACGCTTAATACCGTCGTCAGTGAAATACCAGATGTGCTCGTTCTTCCTGAAATGGTGCGAGCGAAGAATGTCTCCGGCATCGGTAAAAATGGGGATCGACACGAAAACAAACTCGGTAGCCTGCTGAACTGCAAGTTCTGGCTCGTCGATATGCTCCAGAACATCCCACATCGTCAACGCGCGCCACTTGTTGGCGTAGAGGTCAGCGAATGCGCCCCGCTCATTCAGCCAGGCAACGCCAGCAGGATTAACATCATAGCCAAGCGTTCCCGGTCGGGAAGAAACGAACTGACCGGCACCGATACCAACGTCCAGAACCGGTCCATGATAGTGACGTTCCACCAGCTCAATTCTGGACTGCGTTAATGCGCGCCCTGTTTCGGTATCAGCCAGCAGCTGATATTTCGCAAAATATTGCTCGTCATACGGGCGAGATGCCGGAACCGGATAACGACCGATGCCCAGCTCCGGGAGGAATACCAGCCCGCTGTTCAGTTCCTGATAAAACGACTTCATTCAGCCAGGCCTCGAATTTTGAATCAAAGTTGGAGATGCGTTTGTCACAATGGTGATCCCACGCTTCGCAGCGACAATAATTGTCAGGGATTGCCCAGCCAACGCGTGATAAATCCATCGCCGGATCGGTGACTATCTCGGGAGCGTTGTGCCCGCCGCGCCCACCAGCGACAACGTAAACAGGTGTTTTGTACGCAATGGCAGCGGGCAGCGCCCAGCCGACAGGCGTAACCACAACAGCGGCATGTTCAACCAGGCGCATCAGCTCTTTTATATTGAGCTCACCAGCGTGCATTTTCAGATCTGCCTCTGGTTCTTCGCCCACCAGCCACTCTTCCCCGTCCTGCAAGTCAGCGACGCTAATCACGCAGAAATGTTTCCGCAGGATTCGCGATGCGCGCACGAGGTAATCGGGGTCAGGATTTCGGGAGTCGCTACGCCATTCAGAACGAACCGTTGCCGGACGAATAACGGCGATAGGCTTTTGGTGCGTAAACTGCGCAGGGCCAAAGGTTGGTAAATCAAGCGCCGCTGACGTTACGCCGAACTGGCGTCGCATCGCATCAAATATCGAACCGCGCCGCAGATCATCCGGTCCGTAAAATATTCGCTTCGTCTGTCGTGGCGATGGCGGCGGATAAAACTTTGCCGAACTGCGAAACTCATTTTTACGCTGCGTTCTGAGCGTGGTGTCACTTCGGACAGCTTTCACCGGCAGATCTTCGTAAAGTTCCGGCCATGCTGTCTTAATGAATGTCCCGGCTGGCAACTGTTTGACGAAAGCGCGCTGGTAAATGGTGTCTCCCATTCCCAGCATGCCATCGATGTAAATCGGAGGATTCAGCATGTAACCTCGCTGATCGCCGCCTCAAGAGGTAGACGACGAAAGCAATTAAGCGCCGTCTGGCGGCTGCTGTTGATGATATTGACGCTTCCACGCAGCTGCGCCGCAACCCGGGCAAACTCGCCATGCCAGCGCTTTACGTTCGCTGCTGTCGGGTTATCGAGGGCTGTATGATCGCCGTGCCAGTGACTACCGTTTGAGATTGAGCAATCGAAGCCCAGCAGGATGATGCTACTGGCACCCAGCCAGTGAGCGAACAGGATCGCTCTCTGCCCCGAATTGAATGTGCCGCTGGTATCTGTCGGGAAGAGGCTCACGCCGTATCGGGTGTGTGCTCTCCGGTTACATGACCAGCGTTCGGGGCCATCGGGCAGCGCGGGAATGTTCACATCCCACCAACGCAGATCGCCAGCGTAAATGTGGGTGCATTCCGGTATGGCTCGCCATGATGAATTAACCGCTATCACAGGAAGCCCTGAGCGCGCAGCTATTTGACAGTCAACGGGAGTAAGGGACGGACCAGAAGCGCAGATGATCGCCGTGTGCATACGTTATTCACCCGGTGGCATTGAGCCAATAAAAAAGCCCCTGCATTTCTGCAAGGGCTTAAATGTGGTTCCCACGGCTCCGCGCAAGGCATCTCCGCTGGTGGGTAAGCTCTTTCGCCTTTGACGTCCGAGCATATCTGAATTATGCAGTTTCAAAACTCGTTTTCAAGTCTTTTTCGCAAGTTTTTGCATTTTCGAAGCCTAATTCATCTTTTAACGTGAAGAAGACAGCAGAGTTGAACAACTCAATACACCAGCGCACACGGTCAATACATTGCTTTTCGGTAAGAAACGGTGCGTAGTAATACTGCATCCATCGAGCCATGTCATTGATGGTTTTCCGCCAGGTGTAATAGTCCTTCCCTATCTCATACACGGGATTTCCCGGCTTGAAGGACTTCAGGATGATAGCCTCCATGAACGCAGCTTCCTCCTGATCTCCGGCGTTGCCAATCAGGTCAGAAAGTGATTTCTTCGGCCAGATGATGGCTTTCGCCTGCTCAAACAACGCATCGCCGGTATAGCCAATTTTACGCAGACCAGACAGCACGGTAGCGATCCTCTCCTGCTGCTCGCCAGTCCATCCGGTCAATATCATTGACCACATACCGCCACCACCAGAAAGGTGCTCTGTTCCGCTGCCCCCGTACATACCGCCCCAGTGGTTCAGCAGCGAACGAACCCAACGACTTTGCGATGGCGTCAGGCGGCGGTATTTCCCAAGATAAGAGCGTCGCGGCGCGGCTGCCAGTGTCACCCAGGCATTTTGCGGGTTGGTACGCTCAACAGACGCTTTCTGGTAATTGTTAATGTCGTTGCGTGTCATTCTGCATTCTCCTGGATAATGATCTGGCCTGTCTCTCCCCAACGTTTCGTTACCCTGCCGTCCCATATCCGACAGTCATCATCGAATATCGCATCCAGTAACGCTTTCTCCAGATTGTCCTTATCCGGCTTGGTCTGGTGCGGCTGGCCGTCATGCTGCTGACGCTTCTTCTTGCTCCAGCTTTTCGGCATGGGCAGAACAAATGTTATGTGGTAACAGGATTCCGGGAGGGTAATACCGAGACGGCGTACCTGAGCTTTAAAGAACCAGTAAGCGGAGGTTTCCGGCCTGCTGCGCCAGCGATCGCTTCTGGTCATGCGGGGCTTACTGACCGGGTTGATATCGTAAATTTTCATGCGGGCACCACCAGCCCAAGGCGGGCTATCTGGATAACGGTCAGAACGATAGCGCGGTCCATCAGCTGGCGACGTTCGTCGCGCGATAGCTTGCTCCCGTTGTCAATGCTGTTGTGGCAGCAAACGCAGATCGCCGCCGTGGCGCAATCATCGACTTTCAGCCCCATGCCTTTGCCTTCATTGCGATGTGCTACCTGCGTCCCCCACGAACCGCATAACACGCACTGTTCTATCTGCCCGACAGCAGCGAGCCATTTTTTACTGCGATAGGTTTTCTGACTGGGGTTATTTCGCATTGCTGTCCCCCCAACGCTTCGCCCACTCGATTTCATTGCGGGATTGTTCGCTGAAGGTGACGCCCTGCTGGGTGCCGAACCAGTAAATCGTCTCGATGACTTCGACCATCTGGGGAATGGTCATTTTGCTGGTGCGCTGGCCGAACATCACGACGCCACCATCAAGGCCGGGAGCCATTCGCTGTTCCTGCTTTTTGGTCTTCGCCACCAGCGCGGTGATAAGGTCCTTCCAGTCGTCAGAATCGTATTTATTGCCGAACCAGAGAACCTGGTCGGAAAGGTCTTTCAGTAGCGGCCACATCTTGCGATTTTGAATGGCGGTGCGCGTCGACCCTTTGACGTCAAGAATCAGCGGGCGCTTGCTGTCGACCGGCAACTGACGAATGTAGTTGATAGCGTTCTGCTTAACGCTTTCGTTAACGAGGTGGAATTGTTGGCTCACGCTTCACCCCCGAAGAGGTTAAGCGGCAGATACGACAAATCGCTGGCGTTGGATAACGTCAGGCGATTGTGTTTGTGCTGGTGGTGCTGCGCCATGGTGTTCTCCGTGGCGCGAATGTCCGGGTGTCAGTTGTTCAGGCTGACAGGGGTATTATGGCTGGGCATGCAGGCAAAAGCAATTTGGCAGCAAAGAAAAAAGCCTCCGAAGAGGCTTGTATGTTATTGATTGTATTGTGACATGTCACATCGCTAATTTGGTTTCATGCCAGCCACGCGTAACCCAGCATTGCGAATCACCGTCGCACGGACACGACTTGACCGGCAACGCATCGCCGCATTTACCGCAGCGGTTCGCGCGGATTGACTTGATGCGACCACGAACGCGGGCATCATCCTGGCGGATCAGCATCGCGACGTATTCGCTCATTTCATACGGAGCTCGCCCCGGGCGACGGGAGGCGCAATTACGCTCCAGCATCTCCAGTTCCTGCATATCAAGTATGAGCTCGAATTTACGCCCACCAGCAGCGGCTTGCCTGGCGCGCTGGGCGGCTTTGCGTTCGGCAGCAGATTTGGCCATCACTTCACCTCCTGCTGCGGTGCTGCTGCAATCATCGCTGCCCAGCACAACTTAGCCCGGTGCGCCGCCTGCTGACATCCGCTCATGGCTTCGTATGCTTCCCATTCCTTCTCATCACTAAAGCTCTCATCTGGCTCTGACTCAAACCCATTGACGATCATGTCTTCAGTCGGCTCAACAGGAACCATCACCCAACCATCCGGAATCACCGGAGAGTTGCCAGCAGCTAACTTCCTGTTCAGTTCAAGCGCCACCATAGCGATTGTCGAAGTTGTTGGTGAATGCATGTGCGGATTGCTTGCCACAGTCTCCAGCCATACGACATCGTTAAAGCGGTCGAAGTCGAAATCATCTGGAAACTTGTAAGCCGTCGTTACAGGTTCAACCATATTGTTGGAGTCACCGGAATGGTCAACCATAGCGAGCTTATCCTCGGTATGGTTGGTTATCGCTTCCTGAAAGCGTTCAAGCTCCACGTACTCCTGGCATGACCAACCGCCATCAATGAAATCACGAGCTTCAACAGCGTCGAAAGTGAATGATGTTTCGCTGCCAGTTGGTGAGGTTAAGCCGTACAGGTCTGCTACCGGCTTAAACTGTGTGGCTGGAATATTTTCAGGAATATTTTGTTGTCGATTTTGTTGCTCGGCACCCTGAAACATGGCGGCTCGGAATGCATCTAAAGCTGCGAGCATGAGAGCTTCGTAATTGCTACTTCCTAATTGACCGATATCGATATCTTCATCACGCTCGCTGATGATGCGATCAAAGTGGTCAAGGAATCCAAGCTCACCTTTAACCGCCATTACCGGGTGCGGTTTGCATTGCTCTTCATCAGGCACAGATACCGGCGCTGGCTGCCACATTCCTGCCAACACGGTTTCAATCTGGTCAAACACAGCCTGCATGTCAGAAACATCAGTTATGCCAGTCGGTGTGAAAATGTGCCGCATAGTGGCGTCACCTATCTTGTAGAATTCCGGCGCTGGCGGGGCGGTGTAGGCGCTCAAGACTTCGTAATCATCATTCTTAAACCAATCCGCCTTTGGATGCAGATAGCTACCAAATTTGCCAGTTTCTTTGTGCCTTGCGATGAACCCAACAGGCTCCGCTTCGAGCGATGCCAGCAGGCGACGCATACCAGCGATAGCCATATCGATATGTACAGACTGAATGCCGCTATTGGCTAAATGCTCAAGCCCTTCGATAGTGTCCGCGATGGACTCTTTGGTAAGTGTGCTCATGGGTTAATCTCCCATCCAAATTTCAGGCCATCCGACAATGACAACTGCAGTTGAAGCGTTCCAATCTTCGTCATCGCACTCCCCATGCCCGAAGTTTTCTTTAGCAACAATTTGAGCATCGCGATGGTCTTTTGCTTTAACCTGAAAATCGTAATAGCCACGGTCAGTATTAAGGACCACAGTGAATTTTTTTAACGGCTTAGCCATCTATTCATCCCCTTCACAGCGAAACCCAGCCAGACGAACATGCCGCTTAGCGAGCGTAATAGCTTCTTCATACGCCTTTTCTTGCTCAGTCCAGTAGCCGTTTGTTTTTGGCAGCAAAACGGGATTAGCTAACTTTGCCTCCAGCTCAGCAATCCGCTTCTCTGCGGCTTCCAGCTCATCCAGCAGCGCCAGCACGGTGGCGGGGTTGGCTGCGGCGATGAAAACTGAATCAACCTTGAGGCAATGTTGCGCTACCGCTTTCACGCCAACCTTCACCTCATAGCCTCGCGCTCCTTTGTGTGGCTTGTAATACTCCCAATATCCCCATGATGCTGCGTTTGCCGCATTGGCTGCTTCACGTAATGCCTGTTTGTCGATGTTGCTCATTGGGCGGCCTCCGGGGTATCTGCGAGTACTAAGCGCCCATCACAAAGCGCCTTGATGATTTCCTGATACTCCCACCCGAAGTACATGCTCTCGACGTAGACCCGCAGAGGAGGGTAATCATGCTGCTTACGGCGAATGAAAGCCTCCGCTGCTTCACGGGTAAAGTGAGCGTTGATGTTCTGCCACTCTTTACGAGTTCCGCAGACAGTGTGGCCGTCAAGGTCAGCCAGCACTTCCCACTGAGCGTCTTCGTCGAGATCGGTAAATGCTGTATCGCACTGGTCAATGCAGAAGGCATTTAACTCTTCCTGCTGCTGTTCATCCAGATCGTCCCAATACTCTTGCGGGCAGTCCCATTCGCATTCTTCGAAATGGACTATCTTCGATTCGCCGTACTCTTCTGCCAGGCCATAAATGGTTGCCTGCTTCTGAACCATGAAAATTGGGTCAGCTGTGGCATGGCGGTTTACCCCCTCGCCGCGATGGTGATACTTCAAACGCTCAATGAAATCAGCGAAAGTTTCCGGCGTTAATTTTGCGCCGTCTGCGATCGAGTTGCTCATGACTGCACTCCTTTGCGAATTTGGGCGGCCAGTTCGAATTCACCATGGTTAGTGAATTCTCCCGCGAGTTTCTCTCTAAGTTTCATAACTGCTTCTTTGGCGCCTTCAATATCCTTATGATGCCCAGCGCTGTATTTTTTACCGTTAAACTGAACACTGGCAACGTAGCGTTTATCTCTCTTATTCCAATAAACACCCTTTACCCCAGTGGTGTTATTTTTCTGGGTAGGCTTGTTAAACTGATTCTGCGATAAAGAACAAAGACGCAGGTTTCTTATGCTGTTGTCAGTCTTAATCCCATTTATGTGATCGATAGGCTGTGAAGGCCATTCGCCGTAATGCAGCAGCCATGCAAGACGGTGAGCAAAACACTTTTTGCCAAACAGCGAGAATGCGTAATACCCCTGCCACGTTTGCGAACCTATGACCGAGCCCGCCTGTCTGCCACTGAAATTAACCTTTGCTGTAAGAACCCCGGTTTCTGGGTTGTAATCAATAAGGTCGCGAATATCACCTACTGACATAAGAAGGTGTTTCTTAAGTACTTCAATCTCTTTCTGCAGTGGTTCGCTCGCCTCGCGTTTCACTTCAGCCAGGAAAGAGTCGGTGTCCGGGGTTTTTATATTGTTAAGCGCATCAGTGAATCCGCCTCGCTCCATGCCTAATTCAGCTTCGTAATCAGCATCGAATGCAGCGTCTTTGCAGAATTGCTTCAGCCCAGCATTCTCCGCTGCCAACACATCAGCACGAACACGCTGCACATCCAGCTGCGTAGCCAGTTCACGCACCAGCGTGGCAGACTCAGCGCAATGCAGCTCTTTCGCCAGCGCATGTCCGGCAGCTGCGAGTTCTTTTGTTTTGCTCATCAGAAGTCCCTCTTTTTGTTTGGTCTGGCATCATTTGCGCGGCGTTTCTGCTCAGCAGCAGCCTGGTCGCAGTCGTAGATCGCACCGTTGCGCTGGTCGCAATAAACAACGCCGGTCGGGCCGTGGCGATTCAGGCGCAACAGCAATTCGGTAGCCGCCTGATCTGCGTTTTCGTCGTATGCGCCTTCGCGGTAGATGCCGATCCAGTAATCACAATCCTGCTCAATCTGCCCGGTATCGCGGGAATCACTCGGCATCGGGCGTTTGTTGGTGCGCTTCTCCAGATCGCGATTCAGCTGGGTAAGCAGCACCACGATGCAATTAAGCTCCTTCGCCAGATTCTTCAGCCCCTTCGTGATAATCCCGTAGGCCAGGTCGTTACGGTCGGCCTTGTCGGCCGTCATCAGGGTCAGGTAGTCCACCAGCACCATGCCGACAGCGCCGCGCTCGTGTTTGATGCGACGTGACTCTGCCACGATGTGCGCCAGCGTGATCCCTGGCGTGTCGTCGACGTACAGATTCCCGGTCTGGGCCAGACGTCCACCAGCAGCAAAAGCCATTGCCACCTGCGCGTCGTCGTACCGATCGCCATAAAACACGTCGGTATTAACGCGGCTGACCTGCCCGATCATGCGCTCCACAATCTGCTTATCCGGCATCTCAAGGCTGAACATCAGCGCGGGGAGTTGCTCAACCTCGGCACAGTTGACGGCCAGCTGGCTATACAGCGTGGTTTTACCCATCTTCGGACGTGCGCCGATGACCATCAGAGCGCCTTTAACCAGCCCTTTCGGTTGCAGCAGGCCATCCAGCGAGCCGATCCCCGTCGACAGTCCGCGCGTTGCGTCTGAGTCGCTCCAGCGCGCTTCCACCTCGTCCACCCAGTCGCCCATCACTTCCGAAAATTCGCGGAGCCCTCGTCGGTTACCGGTTTTCGCGTAGTCAGCGATATCGGTGAACAGAGTCTGAATAGCGTCAAACTTCTGGCTGGTGGTCATCCCGTTGCGGGAATACAGCAGTTCGGTGGCGCTGGTCAGCTTGTCGATGCCGTAGCGCTCCATGGCTTTCTCACGCACCAGCATCGCGTAGTGAACGATGTTCGCCGCGCTGGGGGTGTTTTTGGATATTTCGGCCATGTAGGCAAAGCCGCCAGCCTGTTCGCCAAGACCTTTGGACTCCAGCGACTCAATCAGGGTGATCAGGTCGATGGGCTTCTGGTTGGCTACCAGCTCCCGCATCTCGGCGAAAATCACCTGGTGGGGGCGGATGTAGAACGATTCTGGTTTGAGCATCGACATAGCGGTATGGCAGCGATCGCTACCGCTATCCAGCATCATGCCACCCAGCACGCTTTGTTCCGCTTCGATATTCTGCGGGATCATGTTCATGTCGGTCATAGCGCCTTCTCCCTGGTTTTCAGCAGGGTGTCAGAGCGCAGCAGATAATCGAAACTGGCGCGCCAGCCCCGGTCGTTCTCCCCGAAATAAAACTTAGGAGCTCGCTCGGCGAACGCGGCGAAGTAATTCTCCACAGCCTCGACGGTTGGCTCTTTCAGTTCGGTCAGCAGGCGTTTGATAGCACGGCGACGTTTGTCGTTTAGTGCCTCTGCCTGGGGAAGGCGGTCTCCCAGGGTGGTGTTGTATGCAGACAGCACTGCCTGGTAGTCGATCGGGGTTTTCTTGGAGACAGGTTTTTCTTCCTGCCCGACACACTCCCCCTCTGGGGGTTGGGGGGTATTTATATTGTCTTTGGTAAGACTGTTTAGGGTGTCGGGTGATTTTGCCCAATTCAAAACCCCTTTTCGCCCAACATTTTTGGTACTTTCGCCCAACCTTTTGGGTGATTTTTTGGGGGTCTTGTTGAGAACCCATTTATCAATGCTTACGTTAACGCTTACCAGCTTGAACCCACCCACTTTACGCAGATTAATAATCCTGCGCTCTGCCAGAACATTCAGGGCAGCCGCTACATCCGAATCATCCAGGCCAGTCACATCAGCCAGATATGTATTTGTTACCTTGTCCTCTGACTTATTCCAGCCAAAAGTGCAGTAGATAACGGCATCCAGAACCTGATGTTCTCGGCCTGCAAGTTTCAGTTTTGGCTTAAGCTTCCCGATGCTGGTAGCAATACGCATGTACCCGTCATCAAGACTTGCCACTTTACTCTCCAATACCTCACGCTGAGGCAGGTAGTCTGCTAACTTAACGACGCCCATTTTTCACTCCCGATGTAGCCAGAGCCAGACGGATCACGCCCACCAGACGTTCAGCGAACGCCCTGTTTTTTGACGCGGCGACCACCAGCCCATCAGGGGAATCCTGAAGGCGTCGTTCCTCATTTTCCTGGTACTTTTTGCGCTTTGGCATTAGAATTGACCTCGCAATTTACTCACGTTTGTTGCACCTGAGAGCCGCTTGTGTTGACGCACAGCGGCTTTCGCCTTTTCAGAACAGGCCCGGCTGGGCGTTCCGTTTAACTTTTCGCTTCTCAAAGCGGTCAGCGGGTAACTGCTGCTTCTCCGCCCACAGCTTTGCGTGCCGTAAAACATCATCAAAAATCTTCCCCTTTCGGCTTGCCTGGCTCATGCGCTTATACATGTCGATAGCCTGGAATGCCCCCCCCCTGAGCCACTCCCAGAGAGAAGCCGAGCTTCAGCAGCTCTTCACGCACATGCTTTTCGATGAATTCGATATGGTTCATGGCTTAATCCCAACCCAGCGGCCCCGGCCTGGCTCGTTCTGCTTTCAGCCCGATATCAGCGAGCGTTTCCACTGATGCCAGATATTCCCGTGACACCAGCACGGCTTCCGGTGGCGCGGCCTGAATACCCAAGAAGGCCAGTTCTTTCGCCATGGTGCTGAAATGCCCCTCAGCTTTGCGCCTGCTGGCAGTAGACTCGCTGATGCCCATGTGCTCGGCGTAAGACTTCTGGCCCACTGATGCAAGCCGGTTGAGCAAGACGCTTTCGATCTCAACCGGATTGATAACTGGCGGGTCTAACTTTCGTGCGATTGCGTTCTCCATAGGTGAAAATTCTCCTTGGCTTAACGATGAGAAATGGAGTTAAGGATTTCGGATGCGCTCACCTGACCATCGGTGGCAATGACAATTGACTTGATGAAGCGTGAACCAATCTCAGCGCCATTAAGCCACTTGCTGACTGTTGACTGGTTTACGCCTGCTTTTCGGGCCAGCTCAGCTTGAGAACCAGCAATACCAATAGCGCGTTTAATGGCTTCGTTGGTTGTGACACTCATGAAAATTCCTCTCTGCATAATTTTGAATGGATTATGCGATAGGGAATTCAAATGATCAAGTCATTTGGGACTTTGACATAAAATTCTTTAGGGAATATTTTGCGTAATATGAAAACACTCAAAGAAAGACTGGCTTATGCCATGCATACGACCGGGAAAAACAACCAGACTGAACTGGGACGACAAGCCGGTGTGCCTCAATCTTCCATATCAAAAATACTACGGGGGGATAGCGAAACATCGCGCCATACCGGAAAGCTCGCGGCAGCTCTTGGCGTTAGCGCTGACTGGTTAATCAACGGCACTGGTTCGATTTTTGGTGAAGCAAGCCAAGCAATACAACCAATCGATGTTTCAAAAAATGTAAAGGTTTTCGATTTTAATGGTTTTACAGGAAACCATGTTTCTTGGTTTAGCGCATTACCAGAACACTTTAGAGCCTATGAAATTAAAGGGAGAACAGGCATTTCGCAGGCTCCTGCTGGGGCTATAGTTATTGTTGACCCAGAAGAAAAACCAGCGTCTGAAGATTTAGTTTTGGTCCGACTAAAAGATACAGTCTCCGTTTTTCGTTATCACATAGGCGGTGATGGTAACGGATACTTGTCAGTAGATGATTCACGAGTTCCCCTGGCGCCAGTTTCGGATCTCTCCTCAGTGGTTGGTCCAATCGTCCAGGTTTTCATTCCCGAATTGAACAAGTAAACAACCATTCGATCTGGTGCCTGAGTGCTGGAATAGCTACCAGGCCCAACCCTTACATATAGTGCCCCCATACTTCCTCCTGACAAAAAACCATCACATAACTGTGTTTTTATCCAGTATACATCGTAAAATTCACTATTCCAGCAAAAAAAATTCCTTTGCGAATCGCCGATAGAATACCCTCAAGAATTATTTTATCAATCCTCTATTGACTTGAATTATTCTCTATCGCATAGTTGCCACATCCAAACAACGCATTCAAACGCGAATGCCCGGGTAAAAGTTCTGGCAGCCGGGAAGACGGCAAGGGGATGAGAATGGAAAAGGCATACGAGGAATACTTTGAAAGTCTGGCTGAGGGTGAAGAAGCACTCAGCTTCGCAGAATTCGTGGAGGCTATTTCATGAAAGCTGTTAACTCAGTACCAAAGAACGGTCGTGCAGTCGTCATGCGCAACAGTCGCACCGGCGCGGCATGGCAGGTTTCCTACGACTACCGCGACGGCACTTACTGGCACGAACCGCAGGGCAACCTGCGCAACATCCGCCGCCCTTACGCCTCACGCACCATCGAACCAAATCTTGTGCCTGCGGGGACTCACTAATGGGAGCCCTGTACGCATTAGTGCTGACCATCACCATGACGAACGGTGATTACCAGGACGCTGTTGTCGGCATTTTCGACAACCAGCAGCAATGTGAAGCGGCAGCGAGTGAGCAAATGGGCGTCACTAACTGCTATCCAGTCGAAGGCATCATTCACGCTGACGAAACGCCAGCAGGTTATGACGCGAAATTTTGAGGGATAAGGTATGTGCAACTGCATTAATGAGGTCGGTGCTCAAATCGAAGCACGGCTTAAAGAGAAGGTTCCGGAAGGCGCTGAAGTGAGTGAAAGCATCCTTGATCGCGGTTGGGAAAATCAGGTTCTTTCTCTTTCTGATGGCGGCTCACACGTCACTCTGAAATACAAACTGGCGTACCGGGCCAAAAAGAAAAACGGCGACATGGCTAAAAACCTGAACCGCCTGGAAACCAACGTGAAAATGAGTTTCTGCCCGTTCTGCGGCGAATCTCAGGGCTAACACCACCAGCAAAACCGAATTTAGCAAATGGTCGGCTTATACAGCGACGGGATTCTTACAACCTTTTTTCAGGGGAACGGATATGCAGGCAACAACCAAACAGCAACAGGCGATGAACCTTATCGCGCTGCTGTGCCTGATGTACCACTTATCGCCAGCTGACCTTGAGGCCATCGCCCACCAGCTCGCGCACTTCGATGCTGTATGTGATTACAGAACACAGGGGATTAACAATGCTGCGTGTCATTGATACCGAAACGACTGGGCTGGAAGGCGGCCCGGAAACCGTGGTGGAAATTGCCAGCGTCGATATCGTCGACGGCGTGATCTGCAACCCAATGAGCGACCTTGTAAAGCCTGGCGTGCCGATCGGTTTTGAGGCCATGGCAATTCACCATATTACCGAAGATATGGTGGAAGGCGCGCCGCTGCTCAGTGAAGTAATTGGCCGCTATCTGGGTGCCGACGCATACGTCGCCCACAACGCAAAGTTCGATAAAGCCAAGCTTCCTGCGATGAACGCTCCGTGGATCTGCACTGCCAAGCTGGCGCGCTCACTCCTGCCTGAGCACAAGAGCCACAGTAACCAGTACCTGCGCTATAGCCTCGGGCTGAAACCGGAAGTACCGGAAGGGCTTTACGCTCACCGCGCGCTGTATGACTGCTACGTCACCGCCGAACTGCTGCTCTACATGGGTCGCCTGGCGAAATGGACGATGGGCGAAATGCGCGCTATCTCCAACAACCCTTCCCTGCTTAATGCGCTCCGCTTCGGTAAGCACAAAGGCGTCGCGTTCTCCGAGCTGGCAAAGACAGAACCGGGTTACCTGCGCTGGCTCGTTGCCAACAGCGACGACGAAGACGTGCTGTTTACGGCTAACCACTGGCTGAACGGGGGCAAATGATGGGTACTCCAGTGCTGATCCTCGGTGATTCGGGCGCAGGAAAATCCTACAGCCTGCGCAACTTCAATCCGGACGATGTGATGCTGCTCCAGTGCATCCCCAAAATGCTGCCGTTCAAGTCTACGGGCTGGAAACTTCACGGCAAGCAGCTGCCAGACGGAAGCAAACAGCGCGGTAACGTTCTGCGCTCGGATAACTGGGAAACGGTGCTGGACACCATCTATCGCATGGTGCAGTCGAAAACGCGCCGCGTCCTGATTATCGACGATTTCCAGGTGGTCATGCAGCACGAAAACATGAACCGCGCGTACCAGACCGGCTATGCCAAGTTCACCGAAATGGCAGATCACATCTGGCGAATCATCATGGCGGCCACCGAGCTGCCGGACGACTTCCGCGTTTATTTCCTGGCTCACACCGAAGAGACCGAGGGAAAGATCCGCATGAAGACTACCGGGAAGATGCTCAACGAAAAGCTGACGCCAGAGGGCTATTTCTCCATCGTGCTGCGCGCCATCAAGAAGGACGGCAAACACGTTTTTCTCATCAAAGGCGATGACAACGACACCGCCAAAGCGCCGCCTGACCTGTTCCCTGATCAGACGGAAATGGATAACGACCTCCACGCCGTAGACGTGGCTATCACCGAATTTATGACCGAATTGTAACTTTGAGGATTTAACGATGAACCAACCAATGACTTTTATGTGGAACAACGAAACGGCTGAGATGGCAAAAAAAGCTGGCGCAACAGGCGGGATCAGCGAAACCGGCGCTTACGAGGGCGAAATCGTTTCTGCGGTGTACACCTTCGGGAAAGATGGCAGCCAGTCCCAGGCCCTCGAACTGAGCCTGGACTCGAACGGGGCAAAAGCAAATTACCTGCGCATTAACTTCCTCGGTAAAGACGGCCAGCAGACTTTCGGCATGGGGCTGGTATCAGCGCTGATGTGGGTCGCCCAGGTCAAACAGGCGCAACCGCAGCAGGTACAGGGTCAAAACGGCATCGAATGGCACTGCCCGGCACTGGTTGGCAAAAAGGTGGGCCTGTTCCTCCAGAAGGTGCTGTACACCAAAAACGACGGCGGCGACGGTTACAAGTTCGAAGTGCGCCACGTTTTCCAGCCGGGAACGCGTAAGACCTACGCCGAGCACGCTGAGAATGCCCCAGCAGAAGCGATCGCCGCGCTTGAACTGTCGATGAAGGATAAGGACGAACGTATCCACGGCGGCGCGCAGCTCTCTGGTCCGCGCAATGCCCAACATGGCGGTAACCCTTATGCAAATCAGACTGGCGGCGCACCACAGTCTCGCTTGCAGCAGAACAGCGGTCAGCCACCGGTAGACTTTGACGACGATATCCCGTTTGCGCCGATCGGTCTTCCGTTCCCTTCTCACTCTATCTATGCGCTATGACACACGCACAGGACGAAATCAGGGTTGGCGCGGTGCGCCTTCCCTGGCTCAAAGAGAAAAACGGATGGTTGCTGCCGTGGGGTGAAGTCGTTACCAACCCACTGAAGGCGCAACGACTGGCTGAAGAACTTAACGAAAAGCAGGTGGCAGCATGAATTACGGATTTGTAAGTGTTTGCGTTGAGCAAATCAATGAAGCGGTTAAGCTGCCACCAGCACACAATCCCGCATCACGAATTTGGCAGCGCCCGTTCCTTAAATGGGCTGGCGGCAAATATTCGCTGCTGCCGGAACTGGATCGCCTGATCCCCGCAGGTGAACGCCTTATTGAGCCTTTTGTGGGTGGCGGCTCGGTGTTCCTTAACTCAGACAAGCACGAATGCTTCCTTCTGGCTGACGTCAACGCTGACCTGATTAACCTGTATCAGATGCTGGCGGTGGTCCCCGATTCGGTGATCTATGAGGCAATGAAGGCATTCAGGCATCTTAATGATGCCGAAAACTACACGTTAATTCGTGAAGCATTCAACGCGCAGCGGCTGGATGCGGTCGAGCGCGCAGCAGCATTCCTTTATCTCAACCGGCACTGCTTCAACGGCCTGATCCGTTATAACCTGGACGGTTTTTTTAACGTCGGCTTTGGGAAATATAAAGCACCATATTTCCCGGAAGAAGAGATCAAGGCATTTAAGCGGAAGGCTCACGCATGCGTATTCATGAATGCAGGCTTCAGGCGCACACTCGCGCTGGCAGGTGATGGTGACGTCGTTTACTGCGATCCGCCTTATGAACCGCTGCCCGGCACAGCTGGTTTCACTAACTACGCGGCTGGTGGGTTCTCATGGGATAGCCAGGTAGAGCTTGCGGAAAGCTGTGTGGCAGCCCACCAGCGGGGGGCAAAAGTGGTGCTCAGCAATTCTACCGCTCCGCGCGTAATTGAACTTTACGAACAGCACGGCTTCACGCTGCACCGCGTCAGTGCTCGCCGGGCTATATCCAGCAAAGGCAGCACCCGCGAAACAGCGAGTGATGTCGTAGCCACTTTGGGAGTGCAGTGATGATGAAGCTGATTAATCGCAGTAAGCAATCACCTATCGGTCGCCGCGCTTGCGATGTTGCGCTGGCGGCGCACCACGCAAAATATGGCGATTATGGCAGGCAGAAACACCAGACAAATTACACCGTTGAGGTTGATGGTATGAAGGTCACTGTCGAAGTCGTCAACCGGGCCACCAGCTATGTCGCCACAGCAATGATCGGCATTCGTAAACTTCGAAACCTGCCAGCACAGGCACACTGAATAGCAATTACGGCCCCGGCTGGGGCCACTGGAGAACATCGATGGACGAAGAAGTATTTACCAGAGATGAGGCCGCCGCCTTCCTTAAAGTGGATAAAGGCACGATTGCCCAGTGGATAAAGTCCGGTCGCCTAGCTGCTACCCGAAAAAATCCACATAAGAAAAAAAGCCCATACCTGATCTGTAAAACAGACTGTATTGCGGCAGTAAAGAACCCGATCCACAATCAACCCGTGAATGCGGTTGATGTGCAGGAGGATAAAGCATGTCAATCAAACAACGTGCCGGTACGTGGCACTGCGACTTCGTTACGCCTGGTGGAAGTCGAATTAGACGGTCTCTTGGGACAACGGACAAAAGGCAAGCGCAGGAGCTCTATGATCAGCTGAAAGCTGAAGCATGGCGAGTTGATAAGATGGGGGAGTTTAAGCCGCGAACGTTCGATGAAGCGTGCGTTCGCTGGCTTAACGAAAAGCAGCACAAGAAAAGCCTGGACGATGACAAAAGCCGGATCGGATTCTGGAGGATGCACTTCAAGGGAATGGACCTGTCAGCAATCACGGAAGACAGGATCTTGTCTGCGGTGAGTTCGATGGTTAATCGCAAGCATCGAATGAACTGGGAAGCTAAGCGCGATAGCCTGCTGCGAAGAGGGAAGCCGGTTCCCGAATTTAAGGACAAACCAGCGGCGGCGGCCACCAAGGCGACGCACCTTGCTTTCATCCGGGCGCTGTTACGATGCGCGGCCAACGAATGGCGATGGATAGCCAAAGCGCCGAACATCAAATGCCCGGTGCCGAAAAATAAGCGTATTCGCTGGCTAACCAAAGAGGAAGCGGCAAACCTGATTCGGGAACTTCCCGAGCATATGAAGCCAGTTGTTATTTTTGCACTGGCGACGGGGCTGCGCAGGTCGAACATCACAGATCTGGAGTGGTCGCAAATTGACATGCAGAGGAAGGTCGCGTGGATTCACCCCGAGGACGCGAAAGCAGGAAGGGCGATTGGGGTCGCCCTGAACGAATCAGCCTGTAAGGTGCTGCGGGATCAGCTGGGGAAACATAACCGGTGGGTCTTTGTTCACACTGAATCATCCGTTCGCCCGGATGGAACGAGAACAAAGGCGGTGCGCAAAATGCGGTCTGATGCTAACACGGCATGGCGCGCAGCGTTAAGGCGGGCGGGAATAGAAAATTTCCGCTTCCATGACCTGCGGCACACCTGGGCGAGCTGGCTTGTACAGTCCGGCGTGCCACTCAGTGCGCTACAGGAAATGGGCGGGTGGGAAAGTATCGAGATGGTGCAGCGTTATGCACATCTGGCACCGAATCACCTGACGCAACATGCCATGCAAATCGACTCATTCCTGGCGGGGAATGGCACAAATATGGCACAAGGCGCTTTTGCTGAACTGGTGAATATTGCGTGAACCCGCGTGGTTAGTGGTGCCGATAAGAGGAGTCGAACCTCCGACCTTCGCATTACGAATGCGCTGCTCTACCAACTGAGCTATATCGGCCCTGAAAGGCCGGTTACGAGCGTAACCACGGGGCAAAAGGTTAGATCTAACCGGGTGATGCGTCAATGCCCTTTTGAATCAAACGGCTATTTTTGCATCACCCGTGATTATTTACGCACGAATCGTATCATCACCGAAGCCGATCCACTTGTAGGTGGTCAGTGCTTCCAGGCCCATCGGGCCTCTTGCATGCAGTTTTTGCGTGCTGACAGCAACTTCTGCGCCCAGGCCGAACTGACCGCCGTCGGTGAAGCGGGTTGAGGCATTCACGTACACGGCGGAGGAGTCCACCTCATTCACAAAGCGATCGGCATTGCGCAGGGTACGCGTCAGAATTGCATCCGAGTGCTGGGTACCATGTTCACGGATGTGAGCAATGGCATCGTCAAGGCTCGCAACCACCTTCACGTTCAAATCCAGCGACAAAAACTCGTCGTCGTACTGTTCCGCTTTCACCGGTATCACCGTCGCCGGGCCGTCTTTCAGCAGTGCCAGCGCGTTGGCATCCGCGTGCAGCGTCACGCCGCTTTCGGCCATCTGTTTGCTCAGCGCAGGCAGGAAGGTGTTGGCGATGCCCTGATGCACCAGCAGCGTTTCAACCGTATTACAGGTGCTTGGACGCTGGGTTTTGGCATTGACGATAATCTTCAGCGCCGGTTCAATCTCGGCACTGTCATCGACCACGATATGGCACACGCCGATACCGCCCGTGATCACAGGAATGGTCGACTGCTCACGGCACAGCTTGTGCAGGCCCGCGCCACCGCGTGGGATCAGCATGTCGATGTATTTATCCATGCGCAGCATCTCGTTCACCAGCGCACGGTCCGGGCTCTCGATTGCCTGTACGGCACCTGCCGGCAGGCCACACTCTTCCAGCGCCTGCTGGATAACGTTTACGGTCGCGGCGTTGGTACGCCAGGTCTCTTTCCCGCCACGCAGAATGGCGGCGTTGCCGGTCTTCAGGCACAGGGAAGCAACATCAACCGTAACGTTGGGACGGGCTTCATAGATCACACCAATCACGCCCAGCGGCACGCGACGACGCTCAAGGCGCAGCCCACTGTCGAGCAGCCCACCATCAATGACCTGACCTACCGGATCGGCAAGATTGCAGACCTGGCGGACATCGTCAGCGATGCCTTTCAGACGTGCCGGGGTCAGCGCCAGGCGGTCGAGCATTGCTTCGCTCAGGCCATTGCGACGCGCTTCCAGCAGATCCTGCTCGTTGGCGAGCAGAATTTCCTGCGACTGCGATTCCAGATAATCAGCGATTTTTTCCAGCACGCGGTTTTTCTCGCGGCTGGAAAGGAGCGCCAGTTTGTAAGAGGCGGCCTTCGCGGCTGCGCCCATTTGTTCCAGCAT